GTGAGCGTGTCACAGAACCAGTAAGACCAAGTCACGGAACAACCACCTTCTCCGGGTCAGGCGCCCACAACTGGATCTGATACTCAGCAACCGACCCGTACACGAGAATCCGCAACTGCGGTTCCCCGTACCGGAACACCGTCGCCGTCTTCGCACCCTTCGGAGTCGTCACCGTCAGAGTGTCCGACCCCCCATCAGCCAGAAGCCCGTCAAGAGCATCCAAAGCGTCCTCGAACGCTTCCGCATCACCAGTCCCCAGCACCTTCCCGGAGAGCGTGACAATACGACCCGACAGGTAACCCGGTGTCGCGAACTGCCCGTCATGGGTGGGACGGTCCACATACTCACGACGCATCGACGTACCACCCACGAACCAGCCCTTGAGCCCATCCGCACCGATCGTGTACGTCGCCGCACTACCACCACCCTGAAACGTCAACCCACCAATGGTCGCCGTGACACTCATGCGCTCCTCATCTCAAACTCGAGGGTGCGCGCCGCGGCACGACCAATCTGTTCCTCATCCATGCCCTGCTGCGGGTAGACGTTGACCGCGGCGAGAGGCCCACCAGCTCCAGCAGACCCGCCGCCCGACGAGAAACGGGGCATGCTGCTCGCATACTGCGGCTGAATCTCACCACCGTTCGCATACCCGCGGAGGCGTCCACGATGAAGCGCAGCCCGGAACGCGTACACACCCGCCTGCCCACCCATCGCGTCCACATCAGACGTGGTGAGCATGTGCTCGCCCGGCGCGGCAAGAATCGGAACCGAGTCGATCCCCCTCGGGCCACGCCCAAAGATCGCCCCGCCCTCGGCCCTCCCCTCAAGGCTCTTGATGTAGCCGGAAACGTTCAGCCCGTACCCCGACGACTCAAACGCCGCCAGAGAATCCGCGAGTTCCTGGATATCCGCCGTCGCCTCCGCAGTGTCAGCGACGACCTTCACCTGAGTCTCATCCGGCAGTGCGAACACCTTGTCGGCAAGGATCTGCACCTCTTCGGCGTTGTAACCAGCCTCTGTCGCAGAGTTGATGAACGCCTGCCGCTGAGCCTCCAACGTGCCGAGGTAGATGTTTGTCGCCTCTTCAGCACCGACCGTCGCAGCATCCACTTCAAGCTGTGCGAGCGCCGCATCCTGCGCTTTGCTCGCCACATCCGCGAGCATCGCCGCATTCGCAGACCCAGCTTCAGTCGTCTCATCCAACGTCAGAACGAAACCGTCCAGCGTGCCCACGAACCCATCCAGGGTGCCGTTAGCCTCCTGGAACGCCTTCTTCTGCAAGTCGACGAACGCTTCCTTCTGCCGGTCCACCTCATCGCTGATCCCAGCAAGAGCAGACTGGTACGCGGCGTTCGTGCTAACCGCGTCCTGACCGATCCCGTTCGCCTCATTGATGGTGTCGATGAGCTCACGCAGGTTCGACTGAAGCTCCCCCGCATGCTCCGCCGCATCCTTGTACGCCGTCGCCGCATCGGTCGTCTTGTCGGCCGAGACTTCAGCCGCCGCCGCCTGATCCTCAAGGTTCTTGTCGGCACGCTCCAGCCCCGCGGACAAGTCGTTGACCGTGTTCACCGAGTTAGCGATCGCCGGGTCAAACGGGTTCCCATTGGCGTAGTCGTACAGCTTCTGCCGCAACTCCTCGACAGCGTCGCCGCCCTCGAGAATCGCGTCCGTGAGTTCCTTCTGTGAGATGCCGGCGTTCTTTGCACCGTCGAACGCGCCCGCCTCAGCAAGCTTCTTCGCAACCAGTTCCCGCGTGTAGTCCGTGACAGCACCGGTCGTCTTGTCCAGCGACTCCTCGAACTCCGAAGCGGTCGCGGTGGCCTCAGCCTGCCGCTGCGCCCAGATCGAAAACGCCGTACCCGCAAGAGCCAACGCACCAGTCGCCAGACCGATACCCCGCGCCGCAGACGCACCCGAAATGTTCAGCGTCGACAGAGCCAGCTTGAACTGTGCGATCTTCGGAACCGCGAGCAACGCCGCACCACCGACAAGACCAACAGCGGCAACGATCCCCGTGATCTGAGTGGCAACACCGAGAACAGGCTCAGGGATACTGCCGATCGCGTCGACAATGCCCGTCGCACCCTGCGTGACACCCCGGAGAAGATCGTTGACACCAGAACCCGACTTGATGAGGGCGGTATCAATCGCACCGCCCAGCTTCTCCACATCACCGGTCAGATTGTCGAGACGGTCAGCGGCAACCTTCGCCGCATACCCCGAATCGTTCGTCTGGTCGATGTACTTCCGAATACCATCCGCGCCCTCGTCGTACAGGACGTTCGCGACACGCAACGCATCGTTACCGAAAATCTGAGCCAGAGCCGCGTTACGGGTCTCGTCGGTGAGCGAACCAAGGTTCTCGTCCAACTGGCCGGCGATCTCATCGAACGCCAGCATCTGACCGTTGGTGTCATAGAAGGAAAGGTTGTACTCCTCCATGATCTTCCGGGCCTTGTCAGTGGGCGCCTGCAACGCGATCAGCGCAGCCTTCAGCGACGTACCCGCATCCGAACCCAGCAGACCCGCATCAGCAAACGCCGCCAGTGTGCCCGTCGTGTCCTCAATGGACTGACCCGCACCGTTCGCGACCAGACCAACCTGACCCAGCGCGGCCGACAGATCCTCAACGTCACCGACAGCCTTACCCGCACCAGCCGCAAGCAGATCAGCCACATGAGGGACGTCTTCGCCCTCAAGGTTGAACTGCTTCAACGCGATAGCCGCGATACCCGCCGCCTCGGCAACCTCAAGCTGACCCGCCGCCGCCAGGTCCAGAGCACCAGCCAGACCGCCACCAAGGATCTGCTCAGTCGTCAGACCGGCCTTACCCAGCTCCTCAATCGCGTTCGCCGCCTCAGTGGCAGAGAACACCGTCGAAGCCCCAGCCTCGAGCGCAGCCTCACGCAGCAGGCCCATGTTCTCGGCAGACTCCTGCGTCGCCGCCTGCACATTCGACATCGCCTGATCGAACTCGGCAAACCGCGCCACAGCGAGACCGAACGCCACCGCCGCAACAGCACCGACCGCAGCAATACCAGCGCCAACCTCAGACATCGCCTGATGCTGCTTCTCAAGCTTCGCCGCAGCCTTCGCCGCCTCGTCCCCAACCTTCTCGGTCGAGTCCTGCGCCCGCTTCATGTCAGCGATGTAGGAATTCACGCTTGCGATGAGCGTGACCTTCGTCTGGCGGTCGGCCAAGATGCACCTCCGCTAGGTCTTGAGTTGTAGAGTCAGCGCCATGAAGCGCGTGCTCGTCCTGTTGTTACCTGTGCTGCTACTTACTGGCTGTTCCGCACCGAGCGTCGATGACGCTTACGTGGCCGCAGTCCGCGAAGTGCCGGCGCTAGCCGACGCCGGCGCCGCAGACCTGACGAAACTCGGCCATCAGGTCTGCGACATCCTCGAAGACCGGGGATTTGGCGACGGGCTCACAGAGTTCATCCGCATCGCCAAAGAGACGGGGATGACAGCCGCCGAAGCGGGCCGTATCGCCGGGGCCGCATCAGTCGCGTACTGCGACGAATACGCCGACGAGTTCTAGTACTCGAACTTCTCGACGGTGAAGTACACGCCGTTCATGTTCGCGTTCTCACCCAGCGACTTGCGGTACGCCTCCTGCGCATCCAGGCGTTCCTTCTCATACCAGTTCGTGAACGGACCCTTCGCCACCGGGCGCTGACCGGAGTAGCTATTCGGGTCGGACAGTTCGTCGTTCGTCGCGTCTGGCATCCACTCACCGTTTGGTCCGGTGAGATTGCGGATCAGTTGCTCCGCGATGACAAGGTCAACTTGTTCGTCGTCCCACTCGGACTCCGACACCGACGAAATCATGCGCCCGTCGTCGTCGTACTCGTAGAACGTTCGTGGCTCCCACCCCCAGAGTCGCCGTGGGGCGATCCCGGAGCGCGCGGCGAAAGCTACTTGCTGACGGAGCGCGACGCTGCCCCGGAGCCTTTTACCAGTGCATTGAGACGCTGCTCAGGTTCATACTCGTTCAGCGACCACACGGCGTCACGAATCTTGCCGATGTCGCTACCGGACAGGACGTCGAACAGGTCACCCCACTCGTCGTCGCTGATGTCGACGGGTTCGCCGTCCTCGAGCCGCGCACCGTACGCCACGTTTGACGTGTCGCGGTATCGTGCGGCGGCTTCACACGCAGCGTCATAGTTGTACCCGTAGTGACGGTCAATCGCGACGTCGGGCCGCACCGGGCACTTCGACGTCAGGTTCGACCAGTCACGCCCCGGAAGGCGCGTGAGACGGATGGTGAGGAGGGAATCGGAGGACTGTTCCTCGAGCTCGTCAAGCTGCTTCTGAATCTCGTCAGCCGGCGACATCGCCGCAAGGCGCGTATCGGCAGCGGCCGTTTCAAGTTCCTTCTCCAGACGCTCACGCTGAGCAGACACAGCGCCGTCGAGGACAACCACCACATCCTTGAATGGCCGTGCGGCACGAGCCGCGGCCAACTGTTCCTTGAAGTTCATTCTGTTCACCGTTTACTTCACCGTGGAGGGTAGAACCTGACCCTGGGGCACGGTGAGAACCCCAGGGTCAGGAGATGGATCAGGCCGCGAGGACACCCTCGACGATGGGGCCAGTGATCGACGCGCGCTGCTTGATGAGGAACTTCCCATCCGGCTGCACCGGGTGAATCTGCGAACCCAGCGTCACCGGGACCACAAGAACCTTCTGCGCGGCCGTCGCGACCGTCGCGTTCGACACGTTGCGGCGGATCACAAAGAATCCCGACTTCGACGTGGCGGGCGGGGTCGGCTTCAGCACCACTGCCGCGGACGACGCGCCCGTGGAGTCGACATACTCGAGCATCCCGAGCGTGTCGGTACGGATACCCAGCGCCTCCAGGTCCACCACGAGACCCAGACGGGAGTCGGTGTCCACGACCTGGTCGGCGTCGAGCGCGAATCCACCGGGGGTGAACGAGTGCGTGACACGGAAAGTGGTCGCGTCATCCATCTCGCCAGCCACCGAGGGTGCTTCCTGGTCTGCGATCGTGTCAACCCACCAGATGACAAGGTTGCCCTTGACATCAATCGCGGCGGGAACAACGTCAGCAACATCAACCATGTTCAGTCCTTTCTTCTCCCCGACAACCGGGGTTCTTCCTTGGGTTGCCCTCCAGGGAGGAAGGAGGGGGTATGGGGGTGCCTAAGAGGCGAATGCGTTAGAGCCGAGCGCGATGGACGAGTGCCCGAAACACAGGGCGCTGGAACCAATCGCGAGGGAACCCGAATCGTCGGGCGGCTCGGAGGCGGCAAGTGCGGTAGGAATCCGCATGGGGCTATGAGTGGGTCAGGTCGAACTGGTCGACGAGGTACCACAGAGGCGGGTTCGCTTCCGTGTCCAGCCGGGGAGGCAGGGACACGGGATGTGTGAGCCGGCCAACATCGGGGATGACGTAATCCGTCAGCAACCCGACAACGCGGCGCCCCACCCACTTCGCCGCTTCGACCGTGGTCCCGACGCTGTGAATCGTGTACGTCGTGTCATTGACGTTCGACGGGCCACCCAGCCGATCCGACGTATCAGCACCCAGCGGTGCAAACACGGACGCGTAACGGGCGGGAGGGTCCGTTACCGTGCCCTCATAGACCGCGTTCGCAAGCTGCGAGTCAGAGCGGAGCCGGGCGAGAACCGCGGCGTCACCAGCGGCGCTCACAGGATGTCCCCCGCCGCGATACCGAGACCCTTGATGAAGTCGGCTTCGTTCTTCTGCAACGCACCGTGACCGTAACCAGTGGGCGGGGTAGTCGGCGTGCCGTACTCGAGCATTCCGACAAGCGCGCCAGGGCCACCGATCTCCGGGCCAATCTCCGCGGTAATGCCGTCCGGGCCAACACCGACGTCGTAACTCACCGACTGTGCACCGCGCGGGATGCGCTCAGACTGCTTCAGCGGGTCACGCCAATCGTCCTTCACGTGACGCGCGGTAACCTCCACCGCCTTCTTGACGTTGGCGGTGACCGTCGCCGGCACTTCACCGAGATCCGCGGCCAGCTTCGACAACTCCGAGAAATCAAAGGTCGTCACGACTGCACCTCCACTGGGAACCGCCGCGCGGTCGCATCGGTCTGGAAGAACACGCCCTCGATGTTCAGCCGCAGCCCGACACTCGCCGGATCATTCACAGAAGCCGTGATCTCTGCCGAGTCGTTCACCTGCACACCACCCGACGTCGCAACGGGAAGGTCCAGGCGCGGCGTCTGCGCTGCAAGGTTCTGCCCCTGCGCGTCCACCGTCCCAACAACCGTCGATGACAGCTTCAGCCGGGCCGGGCCGTCGTACACGGTGACCGTTGTAGGCGTATAGGTGCCCGTCTCCTCATCGAAGACAGGCTCGGACTCGCGGGTGATGAGAACCGTGTCAGTCATCCGCGCCTCAGCGAAGTTCCGGCCCAACCCGAGGATGCTCACCGGGTCTCCACCACCGTCACATCACCGCGACCGAACTGGCGGCGGATAAGAGCCTGCTGCGGCTCCGGGAGCACCATCCCCGACCCGGTGCCACCATCAGCGAACGCGGCCCGGAAATCGTCAAGCGCAACCGACGACAACCCACCAAACGTGAGCCCCGTGCCCGTCTCAACCGCAAGGATCGCCTGCGACACAAGAACAGCAGAGAACGACACCAACACGGGCGGCGCCGTAGCGACACCCCACGTGAACGTCACATCCACCGGGTCATCACAATCCACCGTCAGATACCCGGGACGGTACGTGTAATCCACCGCCACCGCATCCCGCTCCACCGCATCCACAGACACGACCGGATACTGAGGCAGATCAACCCGCCCAGCATCCGGCCATGCCGTGAACGTCGAAGTCGTTGTCGGGTAAACGTCCTGCCCGATAACCGACCGAAGGTACGCGGAAGCGTCCACCAACAGTGTGGTGACCCACTCGTCCTCCGCACTCGAAAAAGTACGGTTCAGACGAGCGGCGACAGCGTCAGAGTTGGTGAACGCAACCACGATTACCTCCTAGATGACTTACGCGGTGGCGTCGAACTCGACCACGGCAAGAGCGGTCGGACGGACCACCTTCGCGCCGTAGACGTGCAGGCCCTTGAGGCCGTCAGCGAACCGCTTCTCGAGACGGAACGCCTCGACGGAAACGATCTGCTCCGCGAACGTGGTCGCCATGTTGTGACCGGCGATCGCGATACCACCCGTCGCAGCCACGTCAGTGACGGCGGGGAGGTTGTTCGACTTGTACAGCTGGAGGCCGGCGATCGAACCGATGTAGCCGTTCGCACGCGCCAGCGGCGCAGCCTGGTCACCAGGGGTGATGAACGTCGGCAGCTTCAGCAGGCGACCGTGGAGCGACGGCGACACGACAGCCCAACGGCCCTCCTCGGGAACGTTGTCCTCGTCGAGCGTGACCGCGAGGTCAACGAACGCGTCGTACAGGTTCTGCGCGGTCGTGTGGATCGCCTTGGTTCCAAGGTCGTTGCCGGTGCCCTGGATCGCGTCGTTCATCGCGTCGAGCAGGAACGCGTCTGCGGTGTCACGCAGCTGGTAGGTGGCGTTGTCGAGTGCCTGGTTCAGCACCGCACCACCGTTGACCGACTGGGCGCGCTCGATGTCGTCGAGCTCGAACGCGAAGTACTTCGACTGGTCGATGAGCAGCGCGCGCGTGGCGTCGTCGATGTCCTCGACCGTGATGTCGGTGTGCTTCGTGTAGGTACCGATCGTCACGTCGTTGATCGAGGTGATGTTCACCTGATCGCCGGCACGCTTGATCTCGCCCTCGTAGTCACGGTTGACGAGCTGACCCGCGACCGCCTTCTTGCGAAGGGCGACGAGGATCTTCGGAGTCCAAATCTCCGGGACGAAGTTGGCAATAGCCATTTCAGCCTCTTTCTAGGTTGGTGCCCTAACGCCCCAGGAGCGCGTCGAGTTGGCCCGCTGCTTCAGCGGCTACGACCTGTTCCGGGGTGAGGGACTTGATGTCTTCACGAGTGAGTTGCTGAGGTCGCGTCGCCTTGCCCTTGGTC